TTCAGTGGCTGATGCACCAAGCCGCACTCAACGGAAAAAAAGAATCTTCCCGCGACCGACTTGATCGGATCCGCGCTGACCGCGAAGAACTCGCTATGGCAAAGGATCTTGGCGAGGTGGTCATCGCTGCCGATCTGATTGAGCGCTTCGAAGCAATGATCACCGCTGCAAAAGTGGAGCTGCTCAACTCTTTCCCCGACGTGCTGGCCGCCGAACTTTCGGCGCGCTACGACGTGGAAGTCGACGAGCAACTGATTCGCGACCCCATTGAAGCCATCCTGAGGAGGCTTTCTGACTATGACAAGGATGATGCCGCGTCAGATGGATATTCTGACGAACCGGACGATACGGAGGGCTTTGAGGAAGACGGCGACTAAAGCGCTGCGCGGCGCTTGCCGCAAGTGGGCGCCGCCGCCTCGCATGAGCATTATCGAGTGGGCGGACAAGTACCGCTGGCTCGCACCAGAAGAGGCAGCGCGCCCCGGCAAATATCGCTTTGACGTTACTCCTCACCTGATCTGGCCCGGCGGTCCATTGGAAGCGCTGGATGATCCCGCTGTCAGTGAGATCGTCGGACGCAAGTCGGCGCAGGTGGCATGGACGTCGGGTGTTCTGGGTAACGCCCTGGGCAAGTGGATCGACATTGATCCGTCACCGATTCTGGTTCTGTTTCCCAAGGCCGAAGCGGCCAAGCAGTACGTTGGTGAAAAGCTTGAGCCGATGATCGAAGCCACGCCGCGGCTGCGCAAGAAAGTCGACCTGCGAAGCCGCAAGTTGCAGCAGCGACAGGACTTCAAGCGTTTCCCCGGCGGCTTCCTGAAAATGGTGGGTTCAAACAGCCCGGCCAGTGTGAAGTCCACGCCGGTGCCACGCGTTGCCATTGAGGAGCCGGACGACTGCAACCTCAACCTGCGCGGTCAGGGCGATAGTATCAAGCTGGCCAAGGAACGTCTGAAAACGTTCCGCCGCTCGAAGATCATCATCGGCGGTACACCGACCATCAAGGGCTTGTCCGCCATCGATGCGGAGCTGGAACTTTCGGATAAGCGCGTCGGCCTGGTGCCATGTCACGAATGCGGCCAAGAACACGCGTTGAGCTTCGACAACCTGCACTGCGACGAGGATCCGGAATACCTGCATGAGGTATACGGCAAGAAGCGGCCGGAGAAAACGTTCTACTCCTGCCCGCATTGCGGTGGAGTCTGGGATGACAACCAGAAAAACGCCAACCTCAAGCACGGTCGCTGGTCGGCTACGGCAGAGTTTCGTGGCATCGCTGGTTACATCCTCAACGAGCTGTATGCGACGTTTTGGGGATCGCGTTTCCAGGTGCTGATGGAGAAAAAGCTCCAGGCCGAACACGCGGCCTCACAAGGCAACATCGGACCGATGATCGCTTTCGTCAACAGTTCCAAGGGCGAAAGCTACGAGTATCAGAGCGATGCACCGAAGACCGATGAGCTGGAAAAGCGTGCGGAGCCTTATGCGGAGCTGACAGCGCCGAAAGGTGTCCTGCTGATCACCGTTGGCGTTGACGTCCAAGGCGACCGCCTCGCTCTCACCATCATCGGTTGGGGACGAGGCGAAGAGTCGTGGCGCTTGTACTGGGGTGAGCTTCACGGCAACCCCATCGATCCCCATGACGCCGTTTGGCAAGAACTGGATCGGGTTATTTCTCAACCCATACCGGTCGAAAGCGGTGCACAACTGGCGGTATCGGCGGTCAGCATCGACAGCTCTGACGGCAATACCAGTGACGCTGTGTATGCCTACGTGCGGGATCGTCAACGCTACAACGTTATGGCGATCAAAGGCGCCTCTATCGACAGTCGCGACAAGGAGATCTTTACCAAGCCTCCGCAGTCGGTGGATACCTCACAGGACAACACCAAGGCTGCGAAATACGGCCTGCGAGTCCACATCGTCGGTACGCACAAAGCGAAGACGCTCATTGATGGGCGGCTGCGCCTCAAAGGTGCTGGACCGGGGCGCATGCATTGGTACAGCGAGATCCGCTCGGACTACTACGAGCAACTCACCAACGAAGTCCTGGCACCGCACCCGCGTAACCCCAGCAAAATGGTTTGGCAAAAGAAAGCCGGCCGTCGCAACGAAGCGCTGGATTGCGAGGTGTATGCCTTGCACGCGGCTCGCAGCCTGAAAACTCACCTGTTACGCGATCACGAATGGGACCATTTGGAGCAGCAGTTGCTGCAGCCAACCCTGTTCAGTACCGAACAACCGGTCGCACCGGTACCGCGCCGAGCTGTCGCTCGTGGGCGGGGCACCCGCAGTCGCGCGGGCTATTAAGGAAACACACATGACAGACGCACAACAGCGCCTCGCGGAAGTCCGGGCGGCGATCTCTGACGTCCTGAAAAAAGGCCAGCGCCTGCGCCGTGCGGATCGCGAGCTTTATCGCGCTGAGCTGAACAGCTTGCGTCTTCTGGAGCAGCAGTACGCCAGAGAGGTCGCGTTGGAACAGGCTCAACAACAGGGACGTGGCCGCAACCGCGTCTCCTACATGAAGATCTGACTATGGGATTTTTTCGAAAAGACCCGGCCGAGCTGCTGATGCGCGAGGCCCTCAAACTCGCCAAGTCGGCAAACGAGTCCAAGCCTATCGTCGCCCAAGGGGGCGGAGGCGGTGTTGAGACGAGATGGCGCGGGGCTTCTCGCGTACTGCGCAGCATGGCCAGCTGGATTCCCGGTCTTGGCAGTCCGCGTCGAGATCTCGACCAAAACGAGCGTCGAATGCTGGTTGCTCGCTCGCGAGACGCCATGCGCAATCACTTGATAGCCCGTGCGGCGATCACGCGCTTGCGCACCAATGTTGTAGGAACCGGGCTGGTTTGCCGGTCACAGATCGATCATGACGCATTAGGTCTCGACGAGGCGCAGGCTGAGAAAATCAACAATCAGCTTGATCGCTTGTGGTCGTTATACGCCGATGATCCACGCGAATGCGATGCCGAAGCGACACTCAACCACTACCAGTTACAAGCACTGGTATTGATCTCGTCCATGGTGGGTGGTGACGTGCTGATTGCCAGTCCTGACGATGAGCGCTCCGGCTGCATTTTCAGCACGCGCTTGCAGTTGATCGAATCGGACCGGGTCTGCAATCCAGCCGGGCAACTGGACAGTGCAAACCTCGTGGACGGTGTCGAGTTCGACCGGCTGGGGGCGCCGCTGGCGTATCACGTCTGTACCGGATACCCCAACGAATACACCGCCGGCCAGGCGCTTAAATGGGAGCGTCTGCCAGCCTTTGGCGAGGCCACGGGCCGGCGCCGCGTCATGCACGTCATGGCCGACAAGGAGCGTCCGGGACAAAAGCGCGGAGCGCCTTACCTGGCACCGGTACTGGAACCGTTGCAGAAGCTGGAGCGCTATAGCAGCGCCGAGCTGATGGCGGCGGTGATCTCCGCAATGTTCACGGTGTTCATCAAAAAGACCAACGACTTTCAAGTCGGGAATCTCCCGCTGACCGCATTAGCCAACGAAGGCGACGGTCCCGCAGGTGACACAACGGCTGACGGCGAACTGGCTCTGGGCGAGGGGGCAATTGTTGACCTGGGCCAAGGTGAGGAACCGGTAATCGCCAATCCCGCGCGGCCTAATGCGCAGTTCGATCCGTTCTTTACGGCAGTGGTGAAGGAAATCGGCGCCGCTTTAGAGCAACCGATGGAAGAGCTGTTGCTCCACTACAGCAGCAGCTACAGCGCAGCCCGTGCGGCGATGTTGCAGGCGTGGCGCTTTTACAGCCTGCGACGCTGGTGGTTGATCTGTGACTTTTGCCAGCCCAGTCGTGAATTGCTGATCGATGAGGCAGTGGCCCGAGGACTGATCAATTTGCCGGGTTATGCGGATCCTGCGAAACGCAAAGCCTACTGCCAGGCCATCTGGATCGGCCCCGCGCGGGGCGCCATTGATGAGCTGAAGGAAGCCAACGCTGCCGGTAAGCGCATCGAGATTGGCGTCAGCAACGAAACGCTGGAAACCGCCGCAATGACCGGCGAGCCGTGGCAGCAGGTGTATCGGCAGCGCGTGCGCGAAGTCACCCAGCGGCGCAACGATGGCCTGCACGTTTTACCCAAAGGGCGGGAGCAGGAAACACCG